ATGACGGAGAATATCGAAGCGGCAGGCTGTCCGGTCGATATTGAGGCTGCCGAGCAGCAAGCAGAGAGCGATGTTGTCGCTCAGCGTGAAGAGGCTCTTGCGGCGCAGCTCAAGGAAATGAGGAAGCGCAAGCGCAGACTTGTTGACCCGCTGCAGTATGAAATGTCGATTTCCGCGCAGGATCTTTCAAGCTATGTTCCGGTGTTCGGTTATCAAATGTTACCGCCTAGCAAAGAACAAATTGATGCATTGGAGAAATGGGGTATACTTCCCGATAATATTGACAATGCAGGCAAAGCAGCGAAACTTCTTAATTGTCTTTCAAAAAGAAGAGACGAAGGATTGGCTACTCCACGACAAATTCGGTGCCTTGAACGATATGGCTTTAAGCATGTAGGCACATGGACTTTCGATGCTGCCACAAAGCTAATAGAGCGTATAGCTTCCAACTCATGGCGAATACCTCACACGATTTCCCCGGATGGCTATATTCCTGAATAAAAAGAGCAGGAGAAATTATATCTCCTGCTCGGCTTCGGCTTCCATTTCCATTATATCCCCGGGTTGAACATTTAATGCCACACAAATTTTTTCAATCACTTCTGTAGTCACAGTTTCACCTTTTGAAAGTTTGGCTAAAGTGGGCGATGATATTTTGGCTTTTGTAAGCAAATCAGTTTTTTTCATGCCCCTGCGTTGTAATATGTCAAAAAGCTTGTAATATTTAATCGGCATAAAAGCACCTCCTATTTATTAGTATAGATTAATTTAAAACAAAAGTCAACTAAATTTTGTTAGCGATTGTTAATTTTTTTCTTGACTTCTTAATTAATATATGCTAATCTTTTATTAGCGATAGTTAATAAAACTAAGCTAAAACTAACACAAGGAGCGCATACTATGAAAAAAACAGCATTCGAACGAATTACGGAGTATGAAACAGCGGTAATAGAATTAGAAAGAGCCGAATCTCTTTTAGCTCTACTTTATGAAGAAATCGATGAGGCAATTTCAGCGTCATTGTCAAAGGAAACTTGGAAAAGCCAGTACTGTTGTGATAGGGCTTCGATTTCTGAAGCGTTGGCTACGGCTGTTTCGCAAAACATATCAGCGGTAAAAGATGCTTTAAGTAAGCTTATAAAGGAGGAACGATAATGAGTACTAAAGGATTAATAGATTTAACGGGACTTAGATTTGGCAGGCTTTATGTTGTTAAACGCGCTGAAAGGAATATTGGAAGTCATTCGGCTTGGCTTTGTAGATGTGATTGTGGTAGCGAAAAAATAATAAGAGGGGATCACTTGCGGTATGGAAAAACAATTAGTTGCGGTTGCTATGAAAACGAGGCACGAGCTAATGGAAATAACACAAAACACGGTGGCAAAGGAACGAGACTTTATTCCATTTGGAGCGGTATGATTAAACGCTGCAATAATAGTAATTGTAAATCCTATTACAATTATGGTGGTAGGGGAATAAAAGTTTGTGATGAGTGGAAGAAATCTTTTAGCTCATTTCGCACATGGGCACTTAATAACAGCTATAATGACGAGCTGTCTATCGACCGAATAGATGTTAATGGCGATTACGAACCACTGAACTGTCGATGGGCTACAGCCAAAGAACAAGCCAATAATAGAAGACCAAGGAAAGACCGGAGGCAATGACGATATGACAGAAGAAAAGCTCGACCTGAAAGAGCTGATAAAATACATAGACCCGGCTGCTTGCACATATTCCGAATGGGTGGAAGTCGGCATGGCGCTTAAGCATGAGGGATACAGCTGCGATGACTGGGATGAATGGTCCCGACCGGACAAGCGCTATCATTCCGGCGACTGTGAAAAGAAGTGGCAGACCTTTAACGGCGCCGCTGCACCGGTTACGGCGGGGACTATCGTTCAGATGGCAAAAGATAACGGCTGGCATTTTCAGGCAGATGACGGCGCGCTTGACTGGGACAGCGTTATCGGAGAACAAAAGGATGATCTTGTTCTTGTCGACAAAAGCTGGATTGAAGGCAAGGAGTTGAATATTCCCGACAAATGGAATCCCGTAGAGCAGATTACCAAATATCTCGAAACGCTCTTTGAGGCGGGGGAGACGGTCGGTTATGTCACCGAAAGCTGGGAAAAAGACAGTAAATACCTGCCGACGAAAGGCGTGTATACCAGGACTGCGGGAGAGCTTATAGAGGCTCTGAGCAAATGCGAGGGCGACATAGGTCGCGTAATAGGCGACTGCAAGCCGGAGGCGGGGGCGTGGATACGCTTCAATCCTCTGGACGGCAAAGGCGTCAAAAACGAAAATGTGACGGAGTTCCGATATGCTCTGGTCGAATCCGATACGACCGACATCACCCATCAAAACCAGATAATACGCGAGCTCGAGCTGCCGATTGCCTGTCTCGTTTACAGCGGAGGAAAGAGCCTGCACGCCATTGTACGCATCGATGCCGCAAACTTTGACGAATACCGCAAGCGCGTTGATTACCTCTATGACGTGTGCAAGAAAAACGGCATAGATATCGACCGCCAGAACAAAAATCCGTCGCGGCTGAGCCGTATGCCAGGCGTTGAACGCAACGGAAAGAAACAATATCTGCTTGATACCAACATCGGCAAGAGCTCATGGAACGAATGGAAAGAATGGATTGAAAGCATAAACGACGACCTGCCGGATCCGGAGAGCGTCGCCGATGTGTGGAACGACCTGCCGGAGCTTGCGCCGCCGCTTATAGACGGAGTGCTACGGCAGGGACACAAAATGCTTGTCGCAGGACCGTCAAAGGCCGGCAAGTCTTTTGCGCTGATAGAGCTGTGCTGCGCCATAGCCGAGGGGCGCGAATGGCTGGGCTTCAAATGTACCCAGGGCAAGATAATGTATGTCAATCTCGAGCTTGACCGTGCGAGCTGTCTGCACCGTTTTAAAGATGTCTATACAACGCTCGGCTGGGCTGCGGAAAATCTGCACAACATCGATGTGTGGAACCTGCGCGGCAAGTCCATTCCGATGGATAAGCTCGCGCCGAAGCTCATCAGACGCGCCGCGAAGAAAAACTATATCGCCATTGTCATTGACCCGATTTATAAAATCATCACCGGCGACGAAAACAGCGCAGATCAGATGGCGCATTTCTGCAACCAGTTTGACAAGGTCTGCACCGAACTTGGGTGTGCGGTTATCTACTGCCACCACCATTCAAAAGGCGCTCAGGGCGGCAAGAGGAGCATGGACAGAGCATCCGGCAGCGGAGTGTTCGCCCGCGACCCCGACGCGCTGCTCGACCTCATAGAGCTTGATATAACCGACGGTATCCGCAAACAGCAAGAGGACAAGGCACAGCAGGAAATCTGTCTCAAATGGATGCGCCGCTTCAAGCTGCCGGAACCGTCGCAGGACGAAGAGAATACCGCGCACGAGCTGCTCAAAATGTGCGGCGAGAGTCTGTCTCCGGCATCCCGCGATCTTATGCTTGCCGAAGTCAGAACAGCGTGGAACAGCATAGAGCAGCGTACCGCGTGGCGCGTCGAGGGCACCCTGCGTGAGTTCCCGAAGTTCGCTCCGGTCAATCTTTGGTTCGATTACCCCGTGCATCGGATAGATGATACCGGTGTGCTGGAGGACATAAAGCCGGAGGATGATAAGCCGGCATGGCAGAAAAAACGTAGCGACCCGCAAAAGAAAGAAAATGTGAATAAGGGCAAAAAGACAGAATCAAGTGCTACATTAAAAAGATATAACGAACTCGAAATTGCTTATTCATCTTTGAAGTTTGGTCAGGAAAAAGTGAGAATAGGTGATATTCAAAAAGCGTTAAACCTCAGTCGAAACGCTGTAAGGGTACGTATTGATAATCACCCGAATTTTTACCGTGATGATAGGGGGTATGTTTTTAGAAGTGACGGGGAAACACGACCCCCTAAACCAGAGGAAAAAGAGGGGGTGTAAGAGGGGGGTGGTAAAAGCCCTTATATACATAAGGGCTTTTTACACACACCCCCCCTCACCCCCGAATCTCTCTTTCCTAAAAGCAAAACAGCCCCCCTGTAAAAAAACACCCCCCTTAAAAATAGCCCCCTATAGAAAGGAGTGAAAACGATGAGGAACATATTAAGAGAAGAGCGTCACAAAAAAGGAATGACGCAGAAGCAAGTAGCTGATTTGTTGGGAATTTCAGAACGCGGTTATAAATTCATAGAATACGGTCAACGAACGGGATCAATTGAGATATGGGATAAACTTGAAGATATATTCAATGTTCATCAGCGCCTTTTGAGATGCAATTCCGTCCCAAAAGATAGTCGGTCGTAACGCGCAGTTTGTCGGCGATGCGCGATAATGTTTCAAGATTTGGTTCTCTCGAACCGGATTCGTAGAATCTATATGCTCTAAGGCTTATTCCTAGATAATCAGCCATTTGCTGTGCGGTAAATCCGCATTTGATTCGCGTATCGTGCAAACATTTCCCGAAATTCATTTTAAAAACCTCCAAAAAAGTCTTGACAATGTACAAAGTGTACACTATAATCAAATAAAAAAACAGTGTACAAAATGTACACTAACAAATGGAGGTTAATAAAATGTCAGACTTCAAGATCGTAAATGCCAGATTTGTGCCAGCTCCCGAAAACACTACAACGGAGATTGTCCCCGGAGTGTTCTTGCCGGTAAAAGAGTATGCTCTGTTAGAGGGAGACAATTATCCTATCCCGGTTATTGAGACTGTATCGGATTACAAGTGGCAGCTTGATTGTTTAAACAGCCGTCTCGAAAATCCCGAAAAATACCGAGAGGGTGGGGAGGATGTCGAAGCGGTAATTGCAAAGCTTCGGCAATGGCTTGAAGAACATAAAAACGAAAAAGAATAATAGTAAAGGGAGAATTAATGCCATGAAAAAATATTGCCCATTGATAAGAAAGAAATGCTTAAAAAGTAAGTGCTGCTGTTGGGAAGACAAGGGGTGTTTTTGTAACTTTTTCTCTAACATTGGAGCCATTTATAAACTCGACTACATACAAGAAGCAGTAGAAGAGATTTTAGAAAGTTTAGATGATATATTGGAGAATCAAAATGACAACTGAATTTTTCATGCCAATGCATCCGCCCACGGTAACGCATCACGACAAAAAGATAACCGTCAAAAACGGTAAGGCGATAATGTACGATTCAACCGAGCTGAAAGCGGCAAGGAGTAAGCTGACGGCACACCTGGCAGAACACATTCCGCAGGAACCGTATTCGGGCGCGGTCAGGCTGATGGTCAAATGGTGCTTCAGCAACACAGGGACGAAGCACGGTGACGGGGAATGGAAAACCTCGAAGCCCGACACGGACAATCTCGAGAAAGCCCTGAAAGACTGCATGACCCGCCTGCACTTTTGGAGGGACGATGCTCAGGTCACTTCGGAGATCTGCGAAAAGTTCTGGGCTGCTGTGCCGGGAATTTATGTGAGAATCGAGGAGCTGCCATGCTGAAACAAATAACCCAGGAAGAGACCAACAGGCGCTACATACGGGAGCAGACAAGTGACCGGGACACACGCTGCCTGAGATGTTATTACTGCTGCAAGATATTCGAGGCAGGAGATGATAGTGGGTATGTTTGCCCGAAATGCGGCCGAGAACTCATTGAAACGGGATTTTTGAAAGTGAGTGACGACTATGATGTATGAAGATGCGCTTCGCGAGGTATTAAACCGAGTTTATCGAAACACAGATGATTGCGAAATGTTAAGCATAAAGTCAGCTCCCGCCGCCGCCGACTATTGGCTTAGACAGGGTTATTCCCTTGAGGACACCAACGAACTTATCAAGGCAAGTACCGCCCTTTCCAAGACAGGTCTTATTAGTTCTGCTGAGGCAGCTCAGTACCTCACCTCAGCGATTGGCGGTTTTGCCGAAGGTATGAGTAACATCGCAAACTCGGCACGTCTTGCGGTGCAAAAATGGAAAAATGGACGGAGGTAACAACAATGCGTGAGATACTGTTTAGAGGTAAAGATTTTTCTGGAGTCATAAATCATAGTTGGTGCTTTGGCAGTTTGGACACAACTGAGGACGACAGAACAATAATTATATATCCCGATAGGTTTGGAAACAAATGTCGAATTTTTGTTAATCCTGAAACTGTGGGACAATACACAGGTCTCAAAGATAAAAACGGCACAAAGATTTTTGAGGGCGATATAGTAAAGAGATTTTGGTTCGGCAAAATGTGCATTTATCAAATTGACTATGAAAACGGTCTCGCACGTTTTATCGGGCGAGCGGGCATGATATTTAAAGCATCATTTTACTATGATTCGGAAGAGTTTGAGGTTATTGGCAATATCTATGATAACCCCGAGCTATTGGAAGGTGATGGCAGTGCCTGAGATTTGCCCGAACGAGCACTGTGTGTTCCTCGTACAGACAGGCGGGGAGAGGCCGCTGTGCCCGTTCCGGCATTGCCTGCAATCAGAGCTCGACAAACACGAGAAACGCCGAGAGGAGGCTGTTAAATGACGCTTAAAGAGTTGTCGCAGCTGTACTACCTTGACAAGGAGATAGAGCTTGACCGTGAGAGGCTTGCGGAACTGCGGGCAAATTTGCTCTGTCCGAGGTCGCCGAACTACGACGGTATGCCGCATAGCCCGAACCCTGAGCCTGCGCTTGAACGCTGCATAGCGGAGATAACGGATCTCGAAGCTATAATCCAGGCTAAAATCGAGCAGCGCATATATGAGCGCAGCCGACTTGAGCGCTACATATCGGATATTCCCGACAGCCTGACCCGGCAGATATTCACGCTGCGCTTTATCGAGGGACTGACATGGGAAGATGTGGCGGCAAAGACTGGCGGTAATAACACCGCTAAGAATTGTAGCAATATTTGCTATCGCTATATTCGGCAAAGTTGAGGACAATGAGGAATTCATTTCTGTTAGCATTAGGATGAAGAATGTTACCGATATTCTATTCTTCATTTTTATGTCCCCTTTCACCACGCCTTCCCCGCGGCGTCATAAATAGCGGGGTCTTTGAAATGTAAAAAGCAAAGACGGTGCGAAATCGCGCCGCCTGCATGACTTATTCGTTTTTGATTCGTATGATGATCTCTTTGCGGTCAAGGTCAACGACCTTTTCGAGCTGCACACCGGTTTCGGTAAAGCCGCATTCTCTTGCTTCGGCAGAGCCGATGTTGATAGTGTAGCTTGTGATATGACCGTGGTTTCCGCGCTTCGGGGACAATTTGATTGGTTTTACTGTCATCTTAGACATCCTTTCTTGCGAGAATTATGATTGCGCACACGCCGCATATTGCTGCAAAAACGCTGATGATAATGCCAGGTATGTAACTGACGAATCTCGATATGCACCAAAGCGACATGCTTGCGACGATGAAAATGATTGCAATAACAGTACTTGATTTTTTCATAATCTCTGCATATAATAAGAGCGGAATGTTGAGCGAGATTTTCACTCGCCCACGCCATGTGGGTTTTCCTTCTTTTTTGCAGGTTTTGATAAGTTCAATTATAATAGATAATATCCTGCAAATTGAAGTGATCAACTCATAAGTTGACATATGCATTACTCCTTTCATGGGGACTCGCGGGATTCGCTAGATGCTACTAGTTGTGCTCGCTGTACCCCTATTATAGCGTAGAGTAACGCTATGTTTACCAAAAAAATTAAAAAAATTTTTTATTTTTTTACACCCGAAAGGGTGTTTTTTTATTTCAAGTTATTAGGAGGTGAACCCATGACCGACAAGCAAAGGCGGTTTGCAGATGAGTATATCGTCGACTGCAACGCGACAAGAGCATACAAGGCTGCTTATCCACGGATAAAATCGGATGATGCTGCGAGAGCCAATGCGTCAAGGCTGCTAACAAATGCTAATGTTAAAGCCTACATCGAAGCAAAACTCGATGAGCTGAGCTCGAAAAAGATAGCCGACGCGCAGGAGGTCATGGAGTACCTCACCGCCGTGATGCGCGGAGACAGCACGGCGAGCGTCGTGGTTGTGGAAGGTCAAGGCGACGGCTGCAGTGCGGCAAAGGTGCTGGATAAGCCGCCGGACGAAAAGGAGCGCCTGAAGGCTGCGGAGCTGCTTGGCAAGCGTTTCAGCCTGTTTAAGGATGGAATTGAAGCTAAGATAGAACCGTCTGACAAGCTCGACAGTATTCTGAGGCAGTTGAGCAGCAATGAGTGAGGTCCTGCTGAGTAAGAAGTTCCGCGATTTCCTCCGCTGCCGCTCGGCGTCGGTCGAGTTCCTCGAGGGGACGACCTATGCCGGCAAGACTACGGTCGGCATTATGAAGTTTATGTTCCGCGTTGCGGCGAGCCCGAAAAAGATTCACATCGTCAGCGGCTTGGACACCGGAACAATCGAAAAAAACATCATCAACAAGGAGCTCGGCATTATAGACGTGTTCGGCTCCCGGGTAGAATACAACAGCGGCGGTAAGGGTCAGTACAGCTTGCCGCATATCGTCTTTCGAACAGGAGCAGAGGATAAAATAATATATGTGCTCGGCTACGACAACAAAGCTCGCTGGAAAAAGGCTCTGGGCGGCCAGTATGGCTGCCTTTATATCGACGAGATAAACATTGCGGATATGGAGTATGTGCGCGAGGCGGCTATGCGCTGCGATTATCTGCTTGCTACGCTAAACCCGGACGACCCTAACCTTCCGGTGTATTCGGAATATATCAACCGTTCCAGGCCGTTACCCGAATATGTGGACGATGCGCCGACGGAACTGCTTGAGATGCTTTCCGAGCCGGCAAAGCCCGGTTGGGTGTGGTGGTATTTTTCGTTTGACCACAATGCCGCCCTGACACCCAAAAAGCGGCAGCAGATTATAAGCAACGTTCCCGCCGGCACGAAGATATATAAAAACAAAATACTCGGATTGAGAGGACGAGCCACCGGGCTTGTCTTTTCTAATTTTGACCGCAAGCGGCATGTTATATCAAAAGCGGCGATACGCAAGCGCTTAGAGGATGAGAATGATCCGTTTGAGTTCATCGCGTTTTCGTCCGGGCTTGATACGGCGTATTCCTCGCAGTCTCCGGACACGATAGCGATGATGTTTCTCGGCATCACCGACGACCGAAAGGTAATATGCCTTGACGAGCGGGTCTATAACAACCGAGACATCAGCGAGCCGATAGCGCCGAGCGACACGGTGCGCAACTACATTGACTTTTTGGAGCGCAACCGCAAGGAGTGGGGGCTCGCACGGAATGTCTTTATCGATTCCGCGGATCAGGCAACTATGACGGAACTTTTGAAGTACCGTCGGAATAACGCCTGTCTCTATTCTTTCAACAACGCCTATAAGGCGACAAAGATAATTGACCGTATAAACCTGCAGCTCGGCTGGCTGCACACGGGGCATTACCTTGTGTGCGACCACTGCAAGAACCATATCGCAGAACTCGAATTGTACAGCTGGCAGCATGACAAAGACAATCAGCCGGAAGACCGAAACGACCACACAATAAATGCGTCGCAGTACGGATGGCTGCCGTATGTTAAGCAGATCGGCGCAGTAACAGGAGGGTGATTAAATGAGCCTAGGCGACAGAGTCAGAACCGCCGTAAGGAACTTTTTGAATATCAGCACAGATAACGGAGTGTCTATAAATATCCATCAGCTTATGGACCATGACGCCGAAGTATTTAAAGACCGTATCTGGTATCGCGGCAGGGCGAACGAAATCGAAGAGCTTTATGCGCATATTCAGGACAACATAGGCAACGGACACTTTTGGGGCAGCAAGCCGACGCGCGGAATGAAGATCCGCAAAATTCACACCGGGCTGCCGTCACTGATAGTCGATACGCTGACCGATGTTTGTGTCGGAGACCTGTATGCTATTACCGTTGATGACCCCGACATGGGGAAGGTGTGGGAGGACATAGCCGAAGAAAACCTCATAACCGACATAATAAGCGACGCCGTCCGAGATACTTTGTATCTGGGTGACGGCGCTTTTAAATTGTCGTATGACCCCACGGTTAGCAAATTGCCGATCATTGAGTTCTATCCTGCTGACCGTGTGGATTTTGAGTATAACCGCGGCAGAATCAGTGCGGTTGTTTTCAAGACAAAGCGGACTATCAATCAGAAGCCGTATCTGCTCAAAGAGCGGTACGACTATGACAGCATAACATATTCGCTGGTGGATGTGTCGAACGATAAGGAAGTAGATATTTCTGCATTCCCGGAGCTTGAAGGATGCAAGAACATCAAAAATAACGCTCATTTCCTGCCCGCAGTGCCTTTGATGTTCCGGCGGTCAACTATCTACCCCGGGCGCGGAAAATCAATCTATGACGGCAAGCTCGATGATTTTGATGCCTTTGACGAGGTGTTTTCTCAGTGGATGCTCGCCGTGCGCAAAGGTCAGATAAAGGAGTACATACCAGTCGACCTGCTGCCGCGCAATGTCCGCACCGGAGAGGTTCTCGAAAGTAATGACTTTGATAATGATTATATCCAACTGCAGGGCAGCATGGCGGAGGGCGCGCAGCAGAAAATCGAGACGACACAGGGCACCATCCAGTATGAGGCTTTACTGTCCTCGTACTGCACCGCGCTTGACCTCTGTCTGCAGGGCATAATTTCCCCGTCCACGCTCGGCATTGACGTTAAAAAGCTCGACAACGCCGAGGCGCAGCGCGAAAAGGAAAAAACTACGCTTTATACCCGCAACAGGGTCACCGATGTCCTCAACAAGGCGATACGCGACCTCGTCCAGGCATCGCTTAATTTTTACTGTACGCTCAACGGTCGTGAAAGCAAAGATGTTGACGTGGTAGTCAATTTCGGCGGCTATGCGAACCCGTCATTTGAGGCACAAGTCGAGACGATCGGCAAGGCAGCGACCAGCGGCATAATGTCGACCAAGACCCAGGTCGACGAACTATACGGCGACGACAAGGACGACGATTGGAAGGCGGAAGAGGTCAAGCGCATAAAAGAGGAGCGCGGTATCCTCGAAATGAACGAACCCGCGCTGAACGATTTTGATTGAGGTAACAACAGATGAGCGGCGTTGATTTTGACAGAGAGATAGCGCAGATCTATCGCGATATGGAGCTTTATCTCATCGAGTCGATGCAGCGTAACCTCGCCCGTCATCTTGCCGAGGAGACAGACGCCGGGCTCAGATACCCTCAGTGGCAGGCGGAAAAGCTCAAGGAGCTGAAACGCTACCAACGCGAGAACCGGCAGATTATCAGCAGTCGAACTCGCGGTCTGTCGGACAGAGTATCGGAGCATATGAAAGCGGAGCTGCGGCAAGGCTCGAAGCATGAGCTGAAGCGCTATAAAAAAGCCCTCGGCAAGGGCTATAAATCCGCAAAGACCATGCGCAAAAGCTTCTTCAAGGTCAACGACCGAAAGATAAGCGGGATGATTAACGCCCTGCAAAACGATCTCGGTGCGGCAAATACTGCCGTGCTGCGTATGATGAACGACACCTATCGGCAGACCATCTTTCGAGCAGGAATGTATGCCTCAAACGGCGTGATGACCGAAACACAGGCATACGATATGGCTGTGAAAGACTTTCTGGAACGCGGAATCAACTGCATCGAGTACCGCGACGGACGCAGGGTCAACATCGCGGACTATGCTTCGATGGCCGTTCGAACGGCGAATCAGCGGGCATATATGGTGGGTGAGGGTGAATTCCGCAAAAGCATAGGCGAGACGCTCGTAATTATTTCGCATCACGCTTCCGCCTGCAAACTCTGCAGACCGTTTGAGCGTAAGGTGCTCATCGATGATGTGTATTCCGGCGGCAAGCCGGACGACGGCGACTATATGCTGCTGTCCGAGGCGATGAAGCTCGGGCTGTTCCACCCTCGGTGCCGGCACGGACTCGGAACCTATTATCCGGAGCTTGAAGAAATCAATCACTACAACAACGAGGAAAACGATGTTTCCGATTACGGACGATACAACCGTGCGCACATAGAAAACATGGTGCAGCGGTATAAGCGCCTGACAGTCGGCAGCGTCGATCCCGAGAATGTGGCGAGATATCAGGCGAAGCTCAAAGAGTGGGAGCGAAAAATATCACCCTATGGTGTTGAAAAATTCAAAAAAAGTGATATAATAAATATAAGCAAGTTTAGAACTACGGATGACCCATTGCGAGAAGCACTCGGAAGCGCAGAAGATTCAAATCCAAAGGAAATAAAGGCGATTAAAACTCATCTTGAGGAGATAGGAGTCTCGTTAATCAGAACGAAGGCTGAAAAACTTTCGTATTCACCGGGTCTATCAAAAGGTCAACCTGGAACTGTCTATATTTCTGAAAATGCGAGCTACGGTGCGTGGCTTCATGAACTTAGGCACGCAGAAGACGATATGAAAGACGGATGGCTCGGGATGAGAGTTTTTCAGAACCCGGAAAAATGTATTAAGCGTGAGATCGATGCTTATCAGGTGGAAATAGATCTGGCAAAAAGTATCGGAAGAAACGATATTGCAAAAAGATTGGAGGTGCTCCGTGATAATGAAATCAGTAAATACAAACAACAGTGTTAGTTCTCTTATATCGAGAATGTCTGCGAATGACATGAATGCGGTGTTATTAGGTGCTAAGTCAGATATCCCGATCCTTAATCTAAATGCCGTTATTTTTGGCGCAAAATCCAGATGTACATCGCCAGAATTTATTGAACTTCTTAAAACAAAAATGCTTGATTCGGGTGTTTCTTTTATGGGGATGCCTCTTGAAAGTTTTGCGACGGCAGCACTCGATGTTCTCGGAGTTCAAGAGTACAATGGAACCGACGATTTTATTTGTAAGTTGATAAGTTCAGGCTTTAATCTGTAATAGTTTAATTTAATAATCACAGCGTTTTGCATTCAAATGCAAGACGCTGTTTTTATATATCCAAAAAACGTTTGCCTGTATCGTAAAACAGGGTAACAGTTGACCTTAACTGAGAAAAGGAGTGTAAAAAAATGGCAGAAGAAAACAAGAATGTTGAAACCCCAAAAGGACAGGGCAATGATGAGCAGAATGAGCAGACTCAGCCCGAAAAGAAGTATACCGACGAGGAAGTAAACAACATCAGTGTCAAGAACAGCAAGAAGGCAGTCGCCAAGCTTATGAAGGAGCTCGGCATAACCGAGAAGACCGACAGGGCAAAGGTCAAAGAGCTTATCGAGAAGGCGCAGCTTGATAAGCAGGAAGAGCCGGAGACGGACGGCGCGGAGCAGAACTCCCGAGCAGCCGCCGAACTCGCAGAGGCTCGTGCAATGGCCGAAGGCGCAGTCCTGGAAGCTGTGATGCTCGCGGCACATGTCAAAGCAGACAAGGTGTCTAAGGCGGTCAAACTCATCGACCGCGCGGACTGCCTCGACGATGACGGCAAATTCAGCCGTGAAAAAGCTTCCGCCGCAGTCGCCGAACTGCTCAAAACGTGGACAGAGCTGACCGATAAGGCTGAGGACGGGGGACCCGGATTCAGCATAGGCGGGGACGGTCAGGAAGACAAGAGCAAGAAAGCACCCGCCAAGAAGACAGCTCAAAAGAGTTGGAACAGATTTAACTACTAAAGGAGTGTTGAAAAATGCCTAACACGGCAAACTACGCAGAAAAGTGGGAGCCTGAGCTTCTTGAGATCCTCACCCAGGATTCGCTCATTTCTCCCTTTATCACGACCTCGGTGAGATGGCTTTCGGCTAAGACCTTCCATTTCACTCAGATGTCAACCAGTGGCTATAAGAGCCACAACAGGAACGGTGGCTGGAACAGGGGTTCCTTCGTCCAGACCGATGTTCCTTTTACCCTCAAACACGACAGAGATGTGGAGTTCCTTGTCGACAAGCTTGATGTTGATGAGACCAATGCGACCGCATCGATGGAGAACATCTCCAAGGTATTCGTCCGCACCCAGGAGGTGCCCGAGGCGAACGCCCTCTTCTTCTCACGCGTCGCGACAAAGGCAAAGACGCTCGACGGCTATCATACCGAAACAAAGCTCAGTGATTATACCGCTGCCAATGTCTTCGCCAAAATCAAAAAGGCACTCGGCTCCGGCAAGCTTCGCAGATACAAGGCGATGGGTGCGCTTATCGTCTATGTCAGATCGGAAATAATGGATCTTCTCGAGCAGAGCACTGAGCTTGCCAAGAAAATCGAGATGACCCAGATAGCGGAGGGCGGCATCGGCATCGAGACCCGCGTCACAAAGATTGACGGTGTGCCGGTCTTCGAGGTCATCGACGATGAAGTGTTTTACGACGCCTTCGATTTCGACGGCGAGGATGGCGGCTTCGCGCCTGCAGAGACGACCTATAAGGCGTCAGCCGATACCGGCGTTGTTGCCGGCAAGACCTATTACACCAAGAGCGGTAAAAAGTATACCGCCGTCAAGAGCCCGACCGGCAATCCGTCCACTTCGAGCTACTACGAGGTTGATGCTGCCGGCTCGAAGAAGATCAATATCCTGATTGCTTCGCCTCTTACCACGAAGTTCGTGCCGAAGGTCAACAGTATTTACTTCTTCGCACCGGGAGCGCACACCGAGGGCGACGGTTGGCTGTATCAGAACCGTGCTTTCTCCGATGTATTCGTATTCCCCAACGGCAAGGATAACAAGGTCGACAGCGTGTTTGTCGACACCGATATCGCTTGACGGAGTTGATGCCATAATGTATGCTGACGTCAATTTCTACTTAGAATCTTTTCACGGTACGCAGGAGGCTTCGTGTGAAATCGAAGCCTCTTTGTCTTTGGCCGAGATAAAGATTGACGAAGCGACCTTCAACCGCATCAAAGGGCGCGGTTTTGAAAACCTTACCGAGTTTCAGCAGGAAAAAATCAGGCTCGCCGCATGTTACCAGGCGGATTATATCCATGAAAACGGATATGACGGCTCGAGTATACAGAGTTATAGCGTGCTTGATATAAGCGTTACGGTCAAGGATTCCGGCAAGGTCTATGAGTGCCTCGGAATGAGCCCCGCGGCCTACGCCCTGCTGCAGCAGACCGGACTGACAGGGAGGATTGTATAATGGCAAACAGCATTAAAAAACTGCCGTTCCCGGACTTCCTTTGCGTCACACCGTGCGAGATAAAGCTCGATGAGCCGCATATCAGCGAGGAGGGCGAGCCGATGACCGCGGCTGCAATAAAGACCTCTTGCATATATTCGGAGCGCAGGAAGCGGCTGTATGATAAGGACGGCAAGTATATCGAGCTCGTCGGCAAAGTAATCGTAAAGGGCGATATCGCACCGAAGATGCGCGAAATATCGAGTGGCACCGTTACTGTCCGCGGCCGCGAAATGACGATATATTCGGGTATCCGAGCGAAGAATCCCGACGGTACGGTGAACCACACGGAGTTTGAGCTGAAATGAAGGTCACGGTCAAGCTCAACACCGCAAACATAAAAAACATCGAAAAAGCGGTTGCCCGAAATCTGGCAAAAACGGCGGACGCGCTTAAAACGGATCTGCAGCAGTCGGAGACGATGCCGTTCAAGACCGGACAGCTGCAGAACCGCTCTACCTTTGTCGACGATAAAGAGGCGGAGACCGGCAAGGTCTATATCGTGTCTGATACTCCATATGCCCGCAGGCTCTATTTTCACCCCGAATACAATTTCAGCAGGGCTGAAAACAGAGAGGCGGGAGGAGCGTGGTTTGAGCCGTACATTTCAGGCCGGAAGAAGGATTACGCAAAGCGGGTCTTTGCGAGATTTATGCAAAGGAGCTGTGGCGGATGACGCTGAAAGCATTGAAAGACTTTTTCAAAACCGCATACAGTTGGACGGACAACATCTCTATCGGTAAGATAGACGGCGATGTTGAGAGGGCAGTTTGCTTTTATCGTTCCCGCTTAGGTGCGGCAAAGACGCAGACGGTGGGCGGCAAGGTCAACCGGAGCTACGGTGTGCTGCCCGTTACGGTCCTGCTGCGCTGGACGCGCAATGCGGACTCCGCCGAAGGCAAGGCGCAAAGCATATACGACTTTTTCGATGAAAAGGATTTTGAAATCGACGGACAAAGAGCGTTTATAATATCTCGCTATGACGGTCCCATCGACTTGGGAACCGACGGCAACGGCGTGTATGAATACTCTTTCGAGTTCGATGTTTATTATGACAAGTAAAAAGGAGTGAGAACATGCCTAATTTTTCAGGAGTTTTTCCCGTGTATGATCTCGACATAGAGATCTGCACAACCGGCACGACCTTCGCGCCGATAGCCGACATGGAAAACGCGAAGCTGTCAATCGAGACCGGCGTAGAGACCTGGCACTCGATAACCGAGGACGGCTGGCAGAGAGCCCTGGCGACCGCGAAGTCGTACACCCTGTCCATGAACGGTAAGCGCAGCATAGGAGATCCCGGCAATGACTATATCGCAGGACTGGCGCTCAAAAACGGACGCGACTGCGATTCAAAAATCAAGGTGACATTTCCCGACGGTGCGGTGTTTACCGGCGATGTAGTCGTCTCGGTGAGCGACTATGCCGGTGACGATGCAACCGCCGTCAACCCCCTGGCGTTTGACCTTATCAGCAACGGTAAGCCGACCTATACACCGGCTACGGGCTCATAATTTCAGGACTGCTGCGTGATTCGCGGCAGTCCGTATTTTTTATTTAAAGGAGTAAAGCAGCATGAGAATAATCGACACGGGCGATGCCATTCTTTCGGGTGACAATCATCCGCAGCTTAAAATCGGCGATAAGCTCTATCTCGTCGATGACAGAAAGTCCACATGGGACAAAATTCAGCAGGCGCAGGAAAAGGGCGGAGACGATTCCGACATGGAAATCCTCACCCTTGCGCTCGGCAAGGAAGCTGTTGCCGAGCTGGTAAACAGCGACATATCCGTTTCCGGCTATATGAATCTGTCTTACTATGTTATGGCCGCCATAACCGGCGAGGACTATGAAGACCTCAAGAAAGCAGCAAAAGAAAGAAAAAACTAACCGAGGAAGCCTACTACGACGAGCAGTTTGACGAGCCGCTTATTGTAGCGTCATTTGCCAAACAGTACGGTATTAGGCTTCTGACGGAAGATATATCGGTCAGGGAGTACAGGAAACTGTTGGCAGGCATTATGCACGATACGCCGCTCGGATATGTTATCTCGGTCAGATCCGAAAAGGACCCGAAGAAGATACACGAGATGACGAATGCCGAGAAGGATATCCGCCGAAAGTGGCAGCGGTTCCGCGCCGCGAAAGCGGAGAGCGTACAGTACACAATGACCTTGGAACAGTTCCAACAGCTCTTTAAAAATCTTGCAGGGGGGTGAGAATATGCCTTTGGGCACAAATGTCGGTTCTGTTTTCTTCGACATAAAGGCGAATCAAAGCGCGTTCAAAAAAGAAATAAAGGGCGCCGCAGGACAGGCTCAGAGCGTGTTTTCGTCCGCGATGGGCAAGGTCGGCAAAGCAATAGGCGTTGCGTTTTCGGCGGCCGCCGTCGTTTCTTTCGGCAAAAAGTGTGTTGAGGTGGCGAGCGAGACGCAGTCCGCGTGGGTGGGTCTGAGTTCCATCCTGAACGGGCAGAAGAAGTCATTCGGCGAAGCAAACAGGTTTATCCAGGATTATATTTCTGACGGTCTTGTGCCTCTTAACAACGCTGTGACGGCATACAAGAACCTCGCGGCTCGCGGGTACAATACCGAGCAGATAGAAAAGACGATGACCGCGCTGAAAGATGCCGCGGCATTTGGCCGTCAGGCGTCTTATTCATATGGTGATGCCATCTCCACGGCGACGGAGGGTCTGAAAAACGAAAATTCTATCCTTGTTGACAACGCAGGTGTTACCAAGAATGTGGCGAAAATGTGGGAAGATTATGCCAAGTCTATCGGCACAACAACAAACGCACTTACGCAGCAGCAGAAGATAGAAGCCGAAGTCAACGGCATCATGGAGGAAACAAAGTGGCAGACAGGCGACGCGGCAAAATATGCCACTACTTTCGCCGGCAGGGTCGCAAAACTGTCTGCGACATTCACGTCATTAAAAACAGAAATCGGCAATGTGATAATACCGATACTAAACCTTTTTATCCCGGCAATTCAGACCGCGCTTGACGCGCTGCTGAAGTTTTTGGGTCTGCTGAAAACGGCGATGGCATCAATCGGGCTTGAGATGCCCGATGTGACATCCCTTGGCGGCGTAACTGCGGGGGCAACGGAGGCCGCCGAGGCTATTGACAACACCGGCACGGCTGCCGAAAAAGCCGCAAAAAAGGTCAAAAAGGCTTTTGCGTCATACGACGAGATCAATGTGCTGAGCAAGTCGAGCTCGTCGGATACAAGCACTGGTGGCTCTTCAGGAGTGGCGGCAGCTGATCCTACAACCTCGGCAATAACAAGCGGCGTTTCCGCTGTTGACACCCGTCTTGACGAGCTGAAGCAAAAGCTCTCGACTTTTTGGGAGGGCTTTGCTGCGGGATTTGAAAAGGAGCGGCAAGAGCTCAAGCGACAGGTCGAGCGCACAAAAAAGATATTCAAAAAGGTTTGGGAGGATCTTCGCAAGCTCGAATCGCCTATTAAAAATTGGGCGTCGACAGATCTGAAAAAGTTTTTTGAAACGTTTTGTCACGCGGCAGCTGATATCTTTTTGGGACTGTACGACAGCGCCAATACGGTCTTTTCCGATTTGTGGGATGTTGCGGTGTATCCCTGTCTTAAAAAATTCATAACAAAGGGTCTGCCGGTGATAACGCAGTATTACACCGAATGCGTAGAAACATTGGAAACATTATACGGCTCGGTGAAAGAGATTTTTGACAAAACTTGGCGCGAAGGTGCGGTTCCCGCGTTGCGCGTTTTCATGTGGGTTTACCGCGACACATGGGATGTTGTATACGACAAATGGCAAACATACGGTGCGCCGATTTTCGAGAACATCAGAGCTGCTATCGAGAACGTTAAGAACTCGCTTTTAAACACCTGGAACAACTCTCTGAAACCGTGCTGGAACACCATTATGGCTACGGTAACCCGGCTGTGGACGGAGCATATAAAGCCGTTGGCGGATAACATTGCCGGTTTTGTTTTGGAATTGGTACAGGACGCGCTTGAAATTTACAACAAGGTCATCATGCCCTTAGTAAAGTGGGTGCAGGATCGCCTTTATCCCGTCATCGTTACCTGTTTTCGGAATATGATGAATGTTGTCGAGCCCATAATAGCCGGCTTTATAGACCGCGCGAACGGGATAATTACAGTGCTTAAAGGCATTGTACAGTTCATAACGGGCGTCTTTACAGGGAACTGGTCAAAGGCGTGGAGCGGTATTAAAAACATCTTCAAGGGTGCGTTTGACACTATGGCAGCGAGCGTAAAAGCTCCGCTCAATGTCATAATAGCTCTGTTTGAAAACCTCGTGAACCGTATCGGCGGCGGTATAAACAAGCTGATACACGGCTTCAATTCAATCCGGTGGGATGTGCCTGACTGGGTACCCGGAATAGGCGGGAGGTCTTTAGGCTTTAACATAAAACAGATTCCCGCCGTGAAGCTTCCGCGTCTGGCACAGGGCGCCTGGGTGGCAGCCAACAATCCGCAGCTTGCCATCGTCGGCGACAACACCCGTGAGGGCGAAATAGTGTCGCCCGAGTCAAAGATTCGCGAGCAGGTTGAGCTTGCACTCGCCAAGGCGGGCGGCTTTGCCCAAAAGGTTAAGCTGCAGCTCGAACTGCTTATCCGCTATCCCGACGGACGCACGATAATCAAAACTATCAACGAAGCCCAGATAGCCGAGGGCAGGATTCTTCTGGAGGTGTAAAGCGTGGAAAAATATGAAGTGCTTATAAACGGCAGCATAACGCTCACCGCCGACGGGATGGGCTGGGAATATCCGCAGACTGACTCGGAAGGGTCGGGCGCGACCGATGAAAATTTGATGATCCGCGAAGTTCTGCCGGAACGCGACAAGCTCATTCTGACATTTGAAAAGGATAAGACCGAGGCGGAGATCAGGAAAATTCTGCAGGTCAGGGCGATGACCGAATGTACTGTAAAATTTTATGATCTTCGTACCGGTGCGTTTTTGACCAAGACGATGTATCCGGTTTCTGATGCAGTGACGGCACACGCGCTGATTAACGGTGAATACGTCATTGAGGCGTTTGAGCTGCGTTTCGTTCAGACCGTTCCGAACAGTTAAGGAGGACAAAATATGTACGCAGCGAGTACAAGCTATAAAAACTACATAGCATCCTCCAGGGTCCGTGTGCCGAAGTCAAAAATAGTAGTCGGAAATGCGACTTATACCGGACAGCAGTATTTGAAAACATACCCGAAGATATCGCATTCCAACAGCAAAATGATAGGCGGGTTCCCGGCTAAAAGCTGTGAGTTTGAGATATACAATCTCGACGGGTCCATAGACCTGAACGGAAAAGAGGTATCTGTATATCGTGGACTCGAGATAAATGGTTCGGTGACATGGATTCCGTTGGGGCTTTTTACTGCCAAGGATGAGGACATTACAAACAACAAAACTGCACGGTCGATATCTTTCAAAGGTACTGACCGTGCAGTGCTTTTTGACTGCGCGTATGGCGGCAGCCTGACTTATCCGACAACATTGGGCGCTTTCGTGCGGGAGATATGCACGCGTCACGGCATTACGCTCGAGACAACGACTTTCCCGATGTCGACTTTCAAGCTGACAGAAGCGCCGAATATGGACGCCTCAGTTACAGACCGAGAGTTGATCTCTCGCGCCGCCGAACTCGGCGGCTGCATAGCGCAGATAAGCCGTACCGGGGGACTGCGCATAAGCAAGCCGGTCAGTACGGGTATTCAGATAGGCAAGGCACGGTATAAGGCGGTTTCAAAGGAGCCTAAGTTCGGCGTTATAAATTCCTTGGTCTTCGGACATGACGGATATGACGATGATATCACATACCCGTCAACCGCACCGGAGAATCTTTGCCAGTGGCGCATAGACGATAATCCCTTCATCGACAAAACGCGGGAGAGCAGCATAAAAACCGTTGCAGCGCAGATCTTCGGCATGTCAATCATGCCGTTTCAAATCACCGACTGCATTGATGATTATATTTTTGATTTGAACGACACCATAAGCGTCCAGGATAAAGACGGTACATATTTCACGGCTACGGTGCTGCAAATAGAAACTACTGCGCGTATCAGGTCAAAGCTTTCCGCAGAGGCTCAGACAGTCAGAAAAACCGATTACAAGATGGCTGGCAGCGTTATGCAGACCTTGAAAAAGGTGCAGCTGCAAGTCGATCATCAAAATCTCAGCATACAGACGCTTGTGCAGGATGTGAGCGGGCTGTCCGGCGAGGTGAGCACGCTGAAGCAGACAGCGAGCAGCATCCAGTCAAAGGTGACAAAAATCGAAGGAGATTATGTAACATCATCGACGATTAAGCAGCTGAGCAACGAGATCAACGTGCGCTTTAACAGTATTTCCGAGTTGAATAACGCAACAACTACCATTAACGCGCAGGGCATAAAGGTTGAAGATGGGTCTTTCACGGCGGAGAGCGATGCATTTAAAACCGACTTGTCGGGCGGATATCTGCAAATGTACTACGCCACAAATATGGCGACGGGTACAAATTACAATTATTTGACTGTTACTGACGCAATGGTGGACAACCACTATTATGCGACATTTGCGTCGCCGTTGCCAAGCATTGACGGGATAAACACAAAAGGCTTTAGATTCGGCGAAAGCGACGAGAACAAAACCGGAATAATACATTGGCAGACCGATTATGCGCTTATCGAAAAGGCAAGAGCGCGGTTTAGACAGTGTGTCGAGGTCAACGAGATACTGGCTGTTGATAATAACGGCGAAAGTATAGGCTTTATATCTCACGCTCCCTTCGGGGCAACGGACATAAGCGCGGAAATAGGTGCGACAAACGAAGCAAAAGCGTTTATGCAGCTTGCTAATAACTTAAAAGGCACAATTCCGGCGCGAATCAACATCTACTCAAGCGGTAGCGGCGGAGCGGGTATGAGCCTTGAACTTAAATCCGGCGGCGGGTACACTGGACGACTGTTTGTTGACAATACCGGTTTGTATGCGGAGTTTAACGGCAACGGTATTTACAAAAAACTTGCGTAAGGAGGTATCAAACCAGAAGATATGACAACTACAAAAATTGCAGAAAAAATCCAAGTCCGTATGGCTGAGCTTGATGACGAACAGAGAATGTATGAAAACTGTCGAACGATATGCATCGGCATTAAAGACGAACTCAACAAACTGCTGTCCTCGCTCGAAGAGGACGACAAAGACCGGGAAGCAGGTGAAATTATTGTTGAAGAAGATGAGACAGTGTCGGCTTAATTTTGCCGATAACCGATATGACTGCGAAGCCGGAATAATAGGGGAACATTACGCCACGGAGCTTATTGTTACTCCACCGGCTATCATGCCGACAGAGGCAGTGTATCGCCTTTGCTTTGAGCCCGGCGGTCTGTCGGAGATAATTTTACAGACCACGGACGGAGTATTTTCATATCCTCTGCCGTCGGCGGTTACGGCAACACCCTACTGCTGCGTAACGCTTATCGGATATGTCGGCAGTGAACAGATTTATAAGTCCAGAATGGTGAGACTGCACTTTTCTCAAACGGCGGACGGTGACAACTCCATAGATCCGCAACAGCCCGGCATTGTCGATGAAGTCAACCAGAACACCGCCGCACGGCACAGCCATGCCAACAAAGCAGTCCTCGACCTGCTGTCCGAATCTGACGGCAAGCCGACCTATAACGGCGAGGCTTTAGGCGGTGGCGCATCCGATTTCGTCATCAAGATGACGGTTGCAAGCAATGACGGCGGCAACTATACGGTCACATCTTGCGACACAACAGTCGAGCAGATAGACACGGCAGTTGCCGACGAAAAAAGAGTTGTTTTGATAGCCACTGATACAGACAACAATCTATCTTGGGATATACCTATTGTTCAAGGCTTTAACGGTAGCAACTATTATTTTGCCACATTTCTGCTTGGTCAAGCTATACTTTCATTTGTACAGAAGGTCGGAGAAAACCAAGCTAGATGGCAATTCATAGTTGGTCAAATCGGTGCGGATTTTATTAGTTATTCAAATGACGCATTACCGAACATGTCGACAGTCGGAGAGGCACTCGACGAGCTTGTAAAAAAGTCTGGGCATACTCACACTAATAAAGACGTTCTTGACAAGCTCTCCGATTCAAACGGAAAACTGCAATATAATGGTTCCGATATATCCGTCACAAAAAACGGCGTTATCTCCGCGCTCGGTTATACCCCGCAGGCAGTCTCGACAAAAGTCTCCACAGGCTCAAATATAGCCCTTGCCGACAACACCGAGTACCGCCTCACCGATGTCACGACCTTAACACTGACATATCCTACAGGCAACTTCGAGTGCTGGATGCGCCTGACCTTTGCTGCGAGCGGCGATATAACGGTCACTCTGCCCGCGGGCACCGGATATATCGGCACTGCGCCGGATTTTAAAAACGGCGAAACCTGGGAGCTGAGTTTCAAAGACAAAATTTTGGCGGCGCAGAAGGTCGGTGACGGCACTTGATAGGACGAAGAAAATTCTTTTCGCGTGCCGCGCGGCATATCGAAGGTCTGCCAGAGGGCTATACCGCAGTCGAATATATCCAATCGTCGGGCACTCAGTATATCGACACTGGACGCAAGCTAACGCAGGATTCTGATATCACTATAGACTTTATGATAGTTGGTACAAAAAACAGGAACGCAGGTATATTCGGTTCGCGCGAAAGTGCATCGAAAAATAATCTTGCGCTATTTCAAGATGGGGGTTCAGGTTATTTCGCCGGCGACTTTTCCAAATATCGACAGCACCGTTTTACGATGACTTTAATATCGGAACGAACAAAAATCCGAATGAACAAAGCTGGTGTATGGGTTAATGATATTTTAAAAAAATCTTGGAGCGATGTCGCCGACTTCGAGACGCCGACAA